ATCCCAGTTATAGAAGGTTGTATGGATGAAACTTCATTCAATTATAATGAGAATGCTAATGTAGATGATGGTTCATGTATTGCAGTTGTAGAGGGATGTATGGATGAAAATTCAATTAATTATAACCCAGATGCTAATACAGATGATGGAAGTTGTATTCCGATAGTAGAAGGATGTATGGATCCAGATTCATTTAATTACGATCCTAATGCAAATGTAGATGATGGAAGCTGCGTACCTATAATATATGGTTGTATGGACCCAGATTCATTTAACTATAATCCAGATGCTAATACAGACAATGGAACTTGTGAACCAGTAGTCTTTGGCTGTACAGATCCAGATGCATTTAACTATAATCCAGATGCTAATACGGATAATGGGACTTGTGTACCTATTATATACGGATGTACAGATAATACAGCATTAAACTATGATCCTAATGCTAACACAGAAGACGGTTCATGTATTCCTATCTTAGCTGGCTGTACAGACCCAGATGCATTTAATTATAATCCATTAGCTAACACAGATGATGGTTCTTGTGTACCTGTAATATTAGGTTGTACAGATAATACTTCATTAAATTACAATCCAGATGCAAATACAGATGATGGTTCTTGTATTCCTATTCTTTATGGATGTATGGATGAAACTTCATTTAACTACAATCCACTTGCAACCGTAGACGATGGTTCTTGTATTCCTGTAGTAGAAGGATGTACAGACAATACTTCATTAAATTACAACCCAGATGCGAATACTGATGACGGTAGTTGTATCCCAATTCTATATGGGTGTATGGACCCAGATTCATTTAACTATAATGCTTTAGCAACTGTTGATGATGGATCTTGTATCCCAGTAGTATTAGGCTGTACAGATAACACAGCATTAAATTATAATCCAGATGCTAATACCGATGATGGTAGCTGTATCCCTCTTTTATATGGTTGTATGGATCCTAACTCATTTAACTACAATGCACTAGCAACTGTTGACGACGGTAGCTGTATTCCAATTGTAGAGGGTTGTACAGATCCAGATGCACTAAATTATAATCCAGATGCCAATACAGAAGACTTTAGTTGTATAGAAAAAGTATACGGCTGTATGGACCCTAACTCAATTAATTTTGATCCTGAAGCTAATGTAGATAACGGTACATGTATTACAGCAGTAGTAGGATGTATGGATCCTGAATCTTATAACTATAACCCAGAAGCTAACGTAGCAGATCCTGATGCTTGTTTATATGATGCAGGTTGTATAACAGGACCAGGTGAACCATATTGGTTAAATAACCAATGTTATGCTTGGGTAATTGACGTAGATAATTATTGCTGTGAAAATGAATGGGATCCAATTTGTCAGGAAACTTACAATTACTGTGAAAACGGATGGCCAGAAGGAATGGATATAGATGGTATGTTCTCTAGAGGACTAGATAATGTAAGTATAATTGTTTATCCAAACCCTACAGACGGTATACTTAATATAGCAACAAATCTTGATATCACCTACTCAGTACGTGATTTATTAGGAAAAATGATAATTAAATCCTCAGATAAAAAACAAGTAGATTTATCTAATGTAGAATCAGGAGTATACTTCTTATCTATTAATTATGGGGGTCAGATATTTAACAAAAGAATAATTATAGAATAAAATGAAAAAAATATTAATACTACTTTTAGTACTCCCATTTTTAGGTTTTAGTCAAGAATCTGAATCTAAATTTAAAAAAGAATTAAAGAAAACATTTAAGTTTTCAACTATATTCGCTGCTGTGAATGGAGGAACATCCCTCGCAGATAAAAATCAATTTTCAATTAATACTGGTACTTTAATTCAAGATGTAATTGAAACCCCATTTGATTATTCCTTGTCTTTAGGAATAAGAAAAATAGCTAGATTTCAATATGAAAATAGAGCTAATGTATTTTATAATGGAACAGAGGAATCGTATTCAGATAATGCAACTTTGGGTAAAATAAAAGGATTTGAATTTTTATTTGAAGCTGATTATAGAAGAATTCAAGGTGTAGAATATCTAGACCAACATCACTTTTTAAGATATGTAGCTGATAATTGGGTAGCTAAAGTAGAATATCTTGTCGGTGGGTTTATTGATATAGAATATTTCCAAGCTTCTCAAAGGTATAAGCATAATATAACTAAAGAATTTTCTATTAATGTAGGAGTTGCTCAAAGACTTTCTAAACCTTATGGGTATGATCCTTTACAGGAATGGATGTTAAGTAATGGTAACCTACATTATACTTATTTAGCTTTACAAGAAGGATATAATGTAAATTTTAACGGAGGAGGGGATATAGAATATCTTAACCCTCAAGGTGACGTAGTTGCTAATAGTACGGCAGTATGGGAAGAAGTAATAATACCCCAGGTATTAGTTAACTATGTTGAAAGAAAAGAAAATGAAGCCCCATTAAGACTAGAATATTCAGCTATATTTGGTTTTGATTATTATAAATACACTAAAAACTTTTGGTTACATGCTTGGGGTAATGTAATGCCTATACATATAAAAGGTGGTGATGAATTTTCTTTTCATAATTATAATGGAGGCCAATGGACAGATTATTCTGGAGGTCTAATATTTGGTTATAAATTAACTAAATCATTAGGGTTATTTGCAGAAGGAACATATAATCAATATTGGAATAGAAATTGGCATAATTTTTCAATGGGAGTTAATTATATAATTTTTTAAAAAATGGCAAAAGAGTTAAATGAAAATACTAGTTTTCAAATAAGCATACAAACATTAATAGGTATTGCATTCGGTATAGCTACAGTAGTAGGTATGTGGTTTGCACTTCAAGCGGATATAGAAGAAGCTAAAGAACTTCCTATTGCACCCCCACCAGATGTAACTAGAATGGAATATGATATGAAAGATCAATTAATCCGTCAAACAATTATGACTACCCAAGATGATGTTAAAGAATTAAAAGATAGAATGATTCGGATGGAAGAGAAAATTGATAAACTAAGATAAATTTATTATGAAAAAGTTATTAACATTTGGAACATTTTTATTATCATTTTCATTATATAGCCAAATAGAAGTAAAATATTTTAATGCAGGCTGGAATGCAGCAAATGACATCGTTTGGGTTGATAAACTTTCAGATTGTGAAATTGAAAAATTTGATATAGGAGCTAAACCCGCAGATGCAGGTAAATTTAAAGTAGTAGTTGTACCTACCATTATAATATTCCAAGACGGAGAAGAAGCAGAAAGATACCAAGCTGATATTAGCTTTAAAATGTCAGCAACTAAAGAAGAAGTTCAAGATTATATTGATGAACTTATAATGAGCGCTTTCTAGTTCATATTTATCATAAAATAAATCGGTTACTAATTAATACGTTATATATGTTAAATTATTTAAAACGTAAATGGATGGCATTTAAAAACTTATTTGATGATGATAATAACATCAACGAAAAATCAGTAGTAGGATTCTTAGCATTTGCCGTAATGGTAATATTTGCAGTAGCAGATTTATTAACGGGATATTTAGGTAAAGACTTAGTTATAAATGAATTTATATATGATTCATTTGTATTAGTAGTTTTAGGAGCTTTTGGTATAGCGGAAGCAGGAAAAATATTTGGGGGTAAGAAATAACTATGAAAAAATTACTATTTTTACTACTTTTAATCCCAACTTTATCTTTTTCTCAATTACAAATTGGTAATTGGACTGTTGAAGAAGATAAAATGCTTCATTATATTGGAGGAGTTGCTATTACTAGTATTGCCCATGATTTATTCTTTGAAGAAACCCAAGATAAAGATAAAGCTGTTTTATATTCAATGGCCACTACCTTAGCAGTATCTGCTTTTAAAGAAATTTTTATAGACCGAAAAACTGATGGTGATGATTTAGCAGCAGGAATGTATGGGGCTTTATCCGTAGGTATAGTTATTTCTATAGATGATATTTTCAAAAAGAAAAAACGAAAAAAATTTATTAAATAAACATAATTAATTATGAGTTGTTATACAAGAGAACAAATTCAGGCTACAATGGAAAGTAAAGGATATAAATACTTTACAGGTGGTGACTTTGATGTAAATATAGTTGGAGTTAGAAACTCAGATACAAAAGGAAGAGTAACAAATGCTTTTGACGATTGTGTTACTATATCATATAAAGAAGAAGGTGAATGGAAATTCTATTGTTATCAAGCAACAACAGACCCAGGTTCACATTGGGAACAAAATTTACTAAACAAAAAAGGAGTAGCAATATTAAAGCCAGGTCAATATAGAGGTTCACATAAATTAAGATTGCACCAAGGTAAGTACTTAGCTTTAGGTCAACAAAAACCAGTTAAAGTATATAGAGACAATAATAGAGATGGTAAATATGATTTACTAGAAGAAAATATTGATGAAGGTATCTTTGGAATTAATATCCATAGAGCAACTGGTAGATCCGGGGGAAAATCAATAAGAGTAGATAAATGGTCTGCAGGTTGTCAAGTAATAGCTGATAATGATGATTGGCATCAATTTTTAGATATATGTCAAACAGCTAGAGAAATATGGGGTAACTCATTTACATATACATTATTAGAAAGTAACGATATAAGTTAACAATTGAAAACAACACAAACCATATTAGCCTTTACAAGTATGTCCTTAGGATTTATATGTTCCTATTTTATGGAACTCACAATGCAAAATGCAGAACAATATCTAGCTATCACTACTTTAGTATTTGCTGATGGATTTTTTGGCATAATAGCTGGAATAAAAAGAGAAGGTTTTAAAACTTATAAAGCAATTAAAATTTTAAGAACATTAATTTTTTGGGTTATTATGTTAACCCTAATATTAGTTATCGAAAAAAGTATACCCGGAGCTGGATGGTTAAGTGAAACTATGCTTATGCCTCTAGTAATATTTCAATTAATAAGTACAGTAAAAAATGCATCAATGGCCGGATTTATTAAAGCCAACATAGTTAATCAGATACTGGATAATATTGATAAACATAAGGGCATTAGAAAATAGTTTGCCCCCTCCCTACTTTTTTATTATATTTATAACCATGCTTAAAAAAATTAAACAAGGAATGTTCCCATTCCTAATTGGATTTTCTGCCCTGTCAGTTTCAGCTTCGGCCGCTTTCTATTCAGTTAGTGGCTTAAGCAAACTTTTTGCTGGGGCTAGTTTGGAGGTTATTATAATGGCGGGTTCATTAGAATTTGCTAAATTAGTTACAGCTTCACTTTTGTATCAATATTGGGACACAATCAATAAAACATTACGAACTTATTTATCTATTTCTACTGTTATATTAGTATTAATTACTAGTATGGGTATTTATGGATTTTTAAGTGCTGCTTACCAAGAAACATACTCTAAATTAACAGCGGTAGAAAACCAAAAAGGATTTATACAACAAAAAATAGATTTTTACCAAAATGATGTAACAAGATATGATACGGAAATTGAAAGAATATCTAGTAATATTAGTACTTTATCTAATGCAAAAGCTTCGTCCATCCAAGTACGAGATACCACGGTATCTGGGGGCTTTAGACAAACAATCTCCACAACTGAGCTTAGAATGGCGCAAAATCGTATTAATATTGAGGAGGAAAATCGTAAGTTGGCGCAAGAAAAAAGAACAATAGCATCCGATAGTCTACAAAAATTTCAACTACAAGTGCTAGAATTAGATAATAACAACGAGATCGCTGGAGAATTAGGACCACTGCAGTATCTATCGGGTTTAACGGGTGTATCTATGGATAAAATTATAAACTGGTTACTACTTATTATAATTTTTGTATTTGATCCCTTAGCAATATCCCTTGTAATAGCAGCTAACTTTGCTTTTGATCAAGCTTACCCAAAAAGAAAATATAAAGATAATTTATATGGAGAAAGAGTAGAAGATATTGAAGTTAAAGATGCTGAAGAAATAGAAACTTTAGAAGAATTTGAAAAGAATTTAGATAAAATTGAAAAAATTAAAGAATGGGAAGCAGCAGAAAAAAGAATGGAAGTTATTGGTCAAAATGGAAATGATGGAGACCACTATTCAGAATTAGACTTAAATCAAGATGGTATTGTAGATCAAAAAGAAATAGAAACTGCAATTGATAAAATTAAAAGGCTTAAAGATAGATTAAACAACCCTTTATCATCTTGGAGAAGTAATAAAATCAAAAAAGAAATTGAAAAACTTAAATCACAACTGGATGATGAAGATGATACGACTAAAATTTATTAGTTTATTTTTTATAATACCTTTTCTAACCTATAGTCAGTTAATAACAACTGACATTTTTACTGTTCAATATGACCAGGAAAAAGAACAACCTATTTGGGTAGAATATACAGTACAATGTCCTAAAGGAAATGCTTCTAGACAAGGAATGGATTTTTATACAGATAAAGAAATTCATACTTCAGATAATGATGATTATAAAAATAATATTTGGGATAAAGGCCATTTAGCCCCCGCAGCTTCATTTAATTGTGATAAAGAAACATTATATAAAACTTTTACATATCTAAATTCGGCTTTACAACACCAGGGATTAAATAGGGGAGTTTGGAAAGAATTAGAGGGATTTGAAAGGGATTTAGCTAATTTTTATGAAGTAAAAGTTAAAGTTGAAGTATATTTTTCACAAGAAAAGGTACCTGGTGGGGCTACTATACCTTCTGGGTTTAGAAAAATTATAACATTTGGAGGTAACCAATATATCTTTGCTTTTCCAAATGAAGATACTAAAGGAACAAAATGGATTGATTATTTAATAGAATAAGTTATGGATAAAAACCAAATTTTAAAAATAGCAAATAAAGTATACCCTAATATTAGAGCCCATTATGGTTTAGGTAAAAAAGAATACCCACCAATTGAAGTACATAAAAATATTTTAGTTAGATTAACAGGCGAACCAGAAGCTGAAGGCGAACCAGCGGATGCCGAATTTGACCGTAAAGAAAACAAATTATTTATATATTCAGATTATAATAATAGTATCGAAGATGTAATAAGAAGTATTATCCATGAATATGTTCATTATTTACAATCTGGATCATGGATGACTAGGTATAAGAACATGGGTTATAAATACGGTAGCCACCCATACGAAATATCAGCAAAAAAAGCTGAAGAAAATTGGAAGATGTTTGTATAAATATTTGGTTATCCGGGATAGAGTTCGTATATTTACCCTGTTGATAATTAAGTCAATGCGTTAAATAATTAAGGTTATAATGAGTCCAGAAAGTCTTTACATTGCAGAACAGGAATATTTTAGGTTTGAAGAGATTATGAATACAAAAACATACCTCACAAAAGAGGAGTATGATTTTTGTTTTTCATATGACAAAGACATTAGAGAAGATATGTCTTATATAGGTGATTATAGTAAATTAGGTGATTACTTAAACCTAAGAGTTTATACTGAATACTTACATCAAGAACATGTTCAGAAAATGGAAAGTGGAATTTAAAAATAAAAGTTATGAAAAAATTCATTAAAAAGTACAAATCAGAAATAGATACAGTATCAAGTTTTTTGTTTATCGCAGCAATATTTTATACATTATATTTTGCTTTATGGGTAGTTTGCCCTTGTTAATATTTTTAAAATAAAGTTTATGTTTGATATACCCATGTCAAGAAAAGAAGTAGATAAGCAATTATCTCAATATCAAAAAATAAATTACAACCAATTTAGGTGGTGGAGGAGTTACCAACCAAAAAATAAACCACTTGATAACCGTAAACCTCTTCGTGAGCGTATATTCAATGGTGATTTTGACTATTCATGTTATAAAGCCCAACAATATTCAGTTGAATATCAATTAAATGATATATTAAAAGAATGTGATATGGATTATGCTAAATACCTTGAAAAAACCCAAGTTATTAGAGCACGAAGAAAACGTCTAATTGAGGATTTCGAAAAAGATGAAGCTGAAAGATTACGTTCCTTAACAGTTGAATTTACAAAATATTTCAAATGTGATAGAGAACAAGTTGAAGAAGAAATGCTAAATTGTAGTGGCTCCCTGATAGATCTTTATTATATTATAGAAGAAAAGTATAAAATAGTTCATATGCCTGTTCCATTAAGGCGTAGGGGACGACCAAAAAAAGTTATATAAATGAAAGTATCACACGAAGTACCTCGCTGTTTACTAACAGCATCCCCTGAATTTAATGATTATGATTATGCCCTACCTCACTTGTTTGATCAAGATGAAGAATATTTACAATATTTTATGGATGCAAAAGCAGATGGTCGTTATATTATAATGGATAATTCACTTCATGAATTAGGAGAAGCATATGATCATGAAAGATTACGTTATTGGGTTAGTGTAATAGAACCAGATGAATTTATAGTACCTGATGTTTGGATGAGATGTGCTGAAACAGCAGCTCAAGCTAAATACTGGAAGCAATTTAAATATCCTAAAAAAACTAAACTCACAGCTGTAATTCAAGGTGAAAATAAAAACCAAGCCTATTTGTGTGCTAATTTATTAGCTAATTTAGGATATAACAAATTATGTGTATCATATGGTGCTACTTGGTATAACGATTTCTTCCCACATACTAACGCAGATATGGGAAAAGCATTAGGTAGAGTACGATTTGTACAAGGTCTATTTAAATTAAACCAATTAAAAGATATTAAATTCCATTTACTAGGTTGTTCAATACCACAAGAATTTGGTTGGTATGATGATCAAGACTTTGTTAAAAGAATTGAATCAATTGACACTTCAAACCCCATAATGGCAGCCTTAGATGGAACCAGATATAATAGCAATGGTATGAATTACAAACCAAATGCTAATATGAATGATTTTTTTGATGTTAAATTTGAAGATATTAAATACGAAGATATTATTTACAACACAACACAATTTAGAAGAATTAATAATTTAAAAATCAAATAGTTATGATGTCACTTTATGATTACCAAGGCCACCCTGATAAAGATGGGACAGGATTAAAATTAAATGCTTATGCACAATTAAAAAAACAACCTTATAAAAAAAGGAAATTAGAATTTAATGGTATGGAAGTATTTTTATATTCTGAAGAATTTTTAAAGGAATTTTTTAAAATCCAAGAAATTTTTAATAATGAATTTATAGTAAAATAATATGGCAAAGTTAACAAGAAATGTAAATTATTGTAATTACAGATGGGAAGAATATGTGCTAACAGAAGAAGAATTAGCACAGTGGAAAACAGGTGATGAAGATCTCCAACAAGAAATTATAGATAATGCAGATTGGGACTTAGTAAGAGATAAACCAATTGATGATTATAGTGAACCAGAATTTGTAGAAGAATAATATTTATTATAAAATTTAAATTATGATAGAAGCAGTAAAACATGCATTAGGTTTTTGTGGGGAACATTGGCATCCTAATCTTTGGACTCTTCTTGCAGGGGGGTTTGGATTAACAGCAATTTTTTCTTATATTATATCCTATATAAAATGCAAATTTAATAGAATAAAAAAAGCGTTTGCCTATACGCTTTATAATACCTGGCAAATTTTAAATAAGTAAATTATGGCACATTGTGTAGTAAGTTTAAGCGGTGGAATGGATAGCAGCACCCTATTGTTAAGAGCTATCGAAAAGTACGATACCGTAACTGGTATCTCATTTGATTACGGTCAAAAACACAGAGTAGAGCTAGAGAGAGCTCAATCATTAATTAATTACCTTGCAAGCAAAGGTCACAAAGTAAATTATCGTCAAATTAAATTAGATGGGTTAGTAGATCTACTAGATTCAGCTTTAGTTCAAGGAGGAGATGATGTACCAGAAGGACATTATGAGCAAGATAATATGAAAGAAACAGTTGTACCTAATAGAAACAAAATGTTTGCTTCTATTACTCAAGCCGTTGCTTTATCTGTAGCAAATAGAACAGAAGATGTTTGTGATATTGCTTTAGGTATTCATGCGGGTGATCATGCAGTTTACCCTGATTGTAGACAAGAATTTAGAGATGCAGATGATGCAGCTTTTAGAATTGGAAATTGGGATGCTGATAGAGTAGGTTATTTTACACCTTATTTAGATACTGATAAATTTGGTATTTTACAAGACGGTGAAAAATTATGTGAAATTTTAAATATTAATTTTGATGAAGTCTATTCTAGAACTAATACTAGTTATAAACCTTATCCTAGTGGTAACAGTGATTATAAATCTGCTTCGTCTGTTGAACGAATTGAGGCATTTATTGCTTTGGGTAGGAGAGATCCTGTACAATATGAGGATGAAACCGGAGAAGTTGATTACGAAGTAGCAGAATCTCATGTTAAAAAAGTTCTTGCTGAATATGTATAAATTACTATTATTTATATTTTAAAACAATGAACATAGAACAATCAAATGGTAACACCCAGCTAAATGCTGAAAGAGCTAAAGTAAACCAAAGAGTAAGTAGGTATACTATGCTGGGTAGATCAAGAAAAGTGTATTGGGACGGAGTAAGAAGAAACCGTACAATTTAACTGATCTGTCTCGTGGTGTAATTGGTAACACGTCTGGTTTTGGTCCAGAAGAGTATAGGTTCGAGACCTGTCGAGACAACTAAAATTAAAAGTTATGAAAAAAAAGAAAATTAATTTAAGTTCCCAAGATGGTATTAAAATTAATGGGCAAAAAGTCCCAGATCCAAAATTACACCAAATAATTTCATTTATTAAATCCTCTATAAGATTAGGTGCTTGTGCCTTTGGTTTTTTTGGGATGTTTGAATTAGGTTTTATTGGGTTATTTTTAGCTGAAATAGTTGGGATAGGAGAAGAACTAGTATGAAAGAAAATTATAAAATACTCCCAAATGGGGTAATAAATCAGTATAAATATTTTTCCACCCCCCAAATATATGACCACAAATATATTAATACTAGATATAATTCATATGGGGAAAAAGGATTACAAATGGCTTATTTACGCTTAGGTTATTTATTAGGAAATTTACCATCAACCCCAAATAGTATATTAGATGTAGGTTATGGAAATGGAGATTTTTTAAAAGTATGTACTGATATAATACCGGAATGTTATGGAAGTGATATTTCAGGATATCCCATACCTAATAAAGCACATTTTATAAAAGACATATATTCTAAACAATTTGATGTTATTTCCTTTTTTGATGTTTTGGAACATTTTGAAGATATTAATTTTGTAAAAGATTTAAATTGTAATTATATTATAATTAGTGTTCCTCACTGTCATTTCTTTTCAGAAGAATGGTTTTTAAATTGGAAACATAGAAGACCTGATGAACATCTTTTTCATTTTAATAATAAATCTCTAAATAATTTTTTTAATGAAATGGGGTTTGATGTAGTTACCCAATCTCATATAGAAGATACTATACGAACCCCCATAGATAATAACCCTAATATATTAACTGGAATATATAAAAAACGATGAAAGAAAGATGTTTTGCAATTAATGGATCTTTTGGTGACGTAATATATTCAACCCCGGTATTAAAATATCTTTCAATTAAATATAATCAAAAATTTTACTTAGAAACAGATAAACCTTATATATTTAAAAATAATCCTTATGTTAAAAAAATTTTTGATATTACTAAGGGGGAAAAATGCAGTTTAGATAATGTTGAATTTTTTAATTGTAATAATTACAAACCTTCAACTTATGGGGGAAGATACTTAATCCGAAATATGTTTATGGTAGATTTTTGGTCTACTAAATTTGGATTTAACCTCACCCCAGAACAAAAAACCTTAGAATATTACCCAGATAAAGAGTTTAATTATCCTGAATTTACCCCATTACCTAAAAACTATATAGTTTTATCTCCTTCAATTACGGAGTTATGTAGAACTTGGGATAAAGAAAAATGGGAATACTTAATTCATTTAATTAAATCTAAAACAGACTTAGATATTATAGTTACAGGAAAAACAGTAAAACAAGATAAACATTCACAAATAACTAAATCTACATGGGATTTATCTAAGTTAAATGTTATAGATCTAACTAATAAATTAGATTTATCTTGTTTATGGTATATAATTAATAGTAGCAAAGCATTTATAACTCATAACACAGGGGGATTACCATTTGCCGGTACTACTGATGCAAATATTATATTGTTAGGTGGGGCAATTCATCCACATTATCGACTCCCCTATCGAAAAGGCTCTCAATCTTATAAGCAAACTCATATATTAGGTGATTGTAAAATTTATTGTCAAAGTGATATAAAATATAACCACAATGAAAAAGGGGATCTACTAAAAAGTTGGTATGTTGGGGGGTCTTGTTATGAAAATAAAAAAACATTTGAATGTCACCCTTCCCCAGAAAAGGTTTTTAAAAATTTAATGAAAATTATAGAAAGTTCTTAGGATATTTAAATAAAATTACGTATATTATACAATACTTAAAATTAAAAAATGAAAAAAATATTATACTTTAGTGCAGCATGGTGTGGTCCATGTAAAATGTTAGGCCCTATTATGGATTCAGTATCTGAAGAAGTAGCTTGGGAAAAAATTAATGTAGATAACAATCAAGAGTTATCTATAAAATATGGTGTTAGAAATATTCCTACATTAGTTCTAATTGATGGGGATGGAAATGAATTAAATAGATCAACTGGGGTAATACAAAAACAACAAATAATAGACTTTTATAATGGGTAAATTTCAATCGAGTAAGGTATTTGACGGATTTAGTACAGTGTTTCGTCAATGGAAAGCAGAAACAACACACTGTAGATTTGTTCATGGTTATGGTATTTCTTTTAAAGTATATTTTGAAGGAGGATTAGATGAAAGGAATTGGGTATGGGATTTTGGTGGAATGAAAAGAGCTAAAACTAAAATTGATGGTAAATCCCCTAAAGAATGGATGGACTATATGTTTGATCATACATTAATAGTAGCTGATGATGATCCATTTAAAAATGCTTTTATTGAAATGGGAGAAGCAGGAGCTGCCCAAGTAAGAATTATACCTGCTACGGGTGCAGAGAAGTTTGCTGAATATATTTATACTAAATTAAATAGTTTTGTTAAAGCTGAAACCGATAACAGAGTAAGAGTAACGAGAGTAAAATTTATGGAACACGGTAAAAACGCAGCAAGTTATAGTGAATAAAAGTACAATAGTGAATGAAAAACCACTCAAAAAAATTAACAGTATGCACAAGCAATTAAAACGTATTGAGGATTACGATAAAAATCTCCCGATTGTAGAAGTTTATACTGCAGTCCAATCTGAGGGATCTAGAGCAGGATACCCTACAGTAGTAATTAGAAC